AAAACTAAAATCTCTTGTTATTGTAAACTTAGATTGAAATTGTATAGAAGATTCTGTCATTAATCTACCTACAAAATCATTGCCATTAGGATTAAAAGAAACTAATGATGCTACATCTAAACCATTAACACCACCGATTGTTAATGTAACAGAACTTGTTCCACTTTTGTTTTCTACTTTAGCGAATGATTCCCAATTATTAGCACGTACTATTTCTAAACTATATTCAATTGCTGTAAATCCACTTGCTGGAGTTACTTCAAAAGTTATAGTAGTAACATCTGTATCTGGTCCAAGATTTGAGTTCCATTTATATATTCCTGTATTTAAAGTAAAATAACCTGTATATCCAGAAGTATCTGTTAGCTCTGTGCAATTAGCACCACTACAAGTATAAAAATCACTATTACCAATCCAAGTTCCAGCAGTTGCCATTTTACCTTTTTCTCTATGTAGCCATAAATACAAATTATTCATAGCAGCAGAATCAAAGAACTCACCAGTTTTAAAATTTATGTTGTATTGTTGTTCAATAGCTTTTATAATATTTTTAACTGTTACTGCTGGCTTTAAATCTTCTGGAACTACACCCCTTTGTTGATGGTGTGTTGTGTTAGTACTAATATTTAAACCATTGCTTAAATTAGCAGAACCATTTTGGTTATCATAAATATAGCTTTGTGAATGTGCTATTAATGGATATATTATTGCATCGTTATAAGCAACAGAATCAACAGTAAAATTTAAACCATTTTCTAAACCATCTTTTACATTAGTAACTGTTGCACTATGATTAAATTCATTAAGCCAAACCAAATCAGAAAGTTCATCTTCATTAATAGCATTTTTAAATTCTGTTGTATTACCAAAGAATGTTACCTTATACATAGAAGGTTCTCCAAACTTCATTGCAACTTCATTTAATTGTATTTTACCAAATCTAAAATGTAAATGATTTAGCTCAATTCTTGCACTACAAAAAACACTTGAATCAAAACCATCTATATCTGGATTGTACCAATGCTTAAAAATCTTATTATTTGTTTTACTTGCTGGTAAATTAAAAGTTCTTGAATAGTCTGTAAATATTTTTTCTATATCATTTACATCTTGAATAACTTGAGTTAATGAAATTAATTCTTCTTCCATTAAATCAACTCTAACAAAATCTTGAGTAGTAGTTGTGTTTCTTAACTGTGGCTGTATGTATAGAATAACTTTCTGCACTATCTAATGTTGTTTACTAAACTGAATGATTTATCAAAAGACATTGTATAATTTATTAACCTATCGTTTAAACCTGTCTTTTTAGCAAAAGAGCTTTCTTTTAAATTAACTGGGAATATGTTAGCACTTGAATCTGTTAGCCATATGTATTCACTAACCATCAACTCTTCAAAATAAGGGTTCATTAATTCGTTAACAAAACCTGTATTTAAAACAATTGATTCTGTAGCATTTGCATTGAATGTTTTCTTTGCGTGTGCTGTAGTTGAGTAAGTATTAAAAGTTAATGATTCTTGGCAAGCATCACCAGGTGTTTCAGGTGGGTCTAATTGAACAGCTCTTGCTTCAAAAATACTTGCATTAAAGTTTTCTCTTCTTGCTTCTAAACTTTCTGTTGATTTCTTAAAGAAGAACAAATCTTGTAAAGCTCCCCATCTATTTACAAACGTAATTTTATTAACTGGGTATTTACATTCTTCAACTTGTTCTAAAGTTATTGTAGTTGTGCTTCCACTATCATAAGTTATTAAAGCATTGTCTAAAAAAGTACCAGCAGTAAATAAAGCAAATTGAATCTTTTGGTTTTGGTTTCCGTTGTCTGTGAAAGTATCTGTCTCTCTTACGATTGTACCGTTTCTCCATTCAACTTGCGTAACTCTTTCTACATTTACTGGTATTGTAATTGTGCTTCCTTTATGATTTTGAATGTAAGTACTACTAATCATTGCAATAGGTTCTGTTGTGTAGTTAACACCTTCTTTAAACTTATTGAATCCTTCTTGTGCTAAGTAAGTGTTTGTAGTAACAGAACCAATTACAGTACCATCTGATTGTCTTGCTGATGTTGCTACAGTTACCCAAATAGAACTTTTTGCAGCAGCATAAGTTCCTGTAAATATTTGTTCTATATGGTCGTTTACTATTTCACTAATATCAAATGAAACAGAAACTTCTGTTCCTAATGGTTTTTTCTGTAGTGAGTAAGTAGCATAAAGGTCATCGCATACTTCTGTAGAAGAACTTAAACCACCAAATACAGTTATATTAATTTGAAAGTAACTAAGTAAGTCTTTGTTCGGTGTTCCTGTTACTGGGTCATTACCTGTTACTTGTGGTGTTCTTATAAAAAATGGGCTTCTTGTTCTAATTATTGTACTCATTGTAAATCTAATTTATCTTCTAAATAACCAGCAACTATTTCATCTCCATATAAATCTAAACCACGTTCAAATGGCTTTGTAAAAAATAATGTTGCTCTAATACCTTTGTTTTTAATACTTCTTGCAATTAAGAAATTTAATGATTGCCTACTAACAAACCTACCTTGTTTATCTCTTGGTGCAATACCTTTTCTAATACTCCACTTATCAAATACAGAACTTGGTGGTTGTTTAGTAGTGTATTTAAATGGACTTGCTGAGCTTTCAGGATATGTAGATTTAGAACCTTTAACACCTTTGTCTATAAACTCGCCATACTTCTCGCTAAGAAACGAAATCTTATCTCCTTGTATTTTATACTCTAAACTATTATATAGTTGCTTAGAAGCGTTGTTTTTCTTTTTAGTTAGGTTGCTCCTTGACTGTTGAATAACGTACTTAGCGTATTTCTCTAATGCCTTTTTAAATTCACTCATTAACAATAAGTCATTTCATCATTAGTACCAGCATCAAAAGTAACAGCCCAACCAGCAAGCATATTATCAAACCTTTCTGTGAACGGTTCACAAGTAGCTGGATTAATTAATTCAAATTTATCTTTATATAAATCACTCTTTTGTAAAACTCGTATTACTCTTGTTGCTAATGCTAACTGAGTATTTAATATATCTTGCCTGTTATCATTGCCTCTATATAAATCTGTTACTTGTTCATTGCTAATATCTACTAAATCCATAAAGAATATAGTAATATTAAAAGTTACATAGTTGTTGTTTATTGTACTGTTATTAATCATTACGTGAGATAGTGGAAACAAGCTCTGTTTCTTTAAATCAATATCAGCTATATCACCAAAAGTTATTTCGTTGTTAAATGGTTCTGCAACAATTACTTCTTTTATTTTATCTATTATATTGTAAAAACTGTTCATACTACTTTTATATATCTTGGAGTGTGAACTCCTAAATCTTGATTAATAAATTCATCTAAGTCATCAATAGCATTATCAAAATCCATATTATCACGCTGTATTAATAAATCTAAACATATCCAATAATCATATATTGCTTGTACTGGATTGTTAGCTGTAATACCTATAAATGCTTCTTCAAAACCATCAACAAGAATTATGTGTTCATTCTCAATTAATAAATCGCGTTCTGTTAATTCTTCTAATATATCGTCTTTTGTCATCGTTGGCTTCTTTTTAATATTTGTTGTTCTAATTCATATTTATCTTTTTCAAATGCTAAGTGCATTAAACAGGTGTGGAGTTTTGATTTGGTAATTTCATTGTATTTGAGAATGTCTCCATTAGTAAGTCCGTAGATAGATTGATACCAGCCCCATTTAGCAGAGAATCCTGCAGATGCTGAGGTAGCTCTATCTCCTTCTGAGTTGCTAAATAATTCAGGATAGTTTTCTGTAATTCGTTCTTTAAACTGTAAAAAAAAACAAGCGAACCAAATACAACATCTAAAGTTACTTCTGTCATATCGTATTTCTCAGCACTTTCATAATCTTCTATTAAATACTGTTTCTTCTTCTTGTAGGTTATTGGCCTATATAAAACACCTATTGCTTTATTCATCTGCTCCCAATCTGCAAGGTAAGTATCTAAATCAACATATTCACCAAATGAAATATCATCGAGCTTTGGTATAAATCCAAACTCTTTATCGTTTAAAGTAAACCTATCTATAAATTTAGGTTCGTTATTAAATAGCTTTGTAAGTTCTTCGCAGATGTTATTGATATCAGTAGCTTTTATTTGTAATACTTGCTTTAGTGGTATATTACAAAATATCTCTACCATCTTTTGTTGTAGAAATGAATCCAGTTCTTTACCATCAGCAATCTTTAACCACTTTTGGTATTGCTTTAAAGTAACTTCATTGAGTGCTTCTGGTATGTTAATAGTTAACTTCATTTATATACAAACGTTTAAATTAGTGAATCGTTATATACAAATATAAAAAAAAGTAGGTAACGCTCTTGTGCCGACTACCTACTTTAAACCAAAACATAAATTTTAAATGAAGCTTTAACTAAACGTATTTAGTAAAGTTGTTTATTATTTATAATTAAAGATAATAAAAAAAAGCTACCTGTTACAGTAGCTTCTAATTATTTGAGCACTTACGCTAATATACATCGGCTGGCTCTTAGTATTTTAATTAATCAAATATACAAAACTTTTTCTTTATATATCTTATCTTTTCTTATCTTATCTAAATGCTTGAGGGTGGCTTAAGCCCCGCTTCAATAAATGTGATATTCTCCTAAACTTGGATTCTGTAATTGGTAACTAACTGCATACCTCAACGCGTCAATAGCGTGGTTAAAATTATCTACTGGTGTTTGGCTTTTCTTTTCTAACCAACAATAGTTATTTAACTCTTTTATTAATTCTGTGCTATCTTCAGTAATTACTAAATCATAATCTTGTAGTAAACTAATACCAAACGTAATACTACCTTGTCCTTTAATAGCTGGCACAACATTACAATCTCTGCTAAGTTCTGTTATTAATCTTGGTTCTGCTGAATCACCTACTATTAAATTATCTGCTGCAAACTTTTTATTTAATTGTAATATCTCGCTTGTAGTTAATTTAGTTTGGTAGAAGCATAGTTGTATATAGATAACTTTATTTTCTTTGTCTATGCTTGTTTTAACTAATGTTGAGGGGTCATTACTAAAACCATAATCTTGGCCATAAACAACTTTACCTACTTGCTGAAACTCTCCAATACTCCAATCAGTAAATATAACACCTTCAGCTTTATCGAGCCAAGCACCTTCTATTGTATGCTTGTATCTATTAGGCCTTCTAACCTTCATTGTTTCAATCTGCTTAATATAGCTTTCTGAAAGGTTATCTAAGTTATCTAAATATGTAGTGTGTATATATGTAGTATCTTCTTTAGTTATGTTACTACCAGCAGCAACTCCTCTATCTTCAAACCAACGCTTATAAATGAAATGTTCTTTAGTGGTTGGATTCAATATTAATATAACTCTATTCTCTTGTACTTTATTACGAACACTTAAATCAATTTTGTCAAATATATCTTCATCATTAAGTTCTTCTGCCTCATCCATTACCCAAGTAGTAATACCAGTTAAAGATTTAAGATTTGCTGTTTGGTCGCCTGAGCTTGTTTTAATACCACGAAATATTATCTTACTACCATTGCCTGTATTTATTATTTCGTCCTTTGTTATTTTGAATTGGTCGATAACCCCAAGCAGTTCTAACTTTTCTATAAATTCAGGTATGATACTAATGCTGGCTGCTCTTAGCGTGTATCTTGTAAATAGTATTGTGTGTCCAGCTTGATAGGTTAATAGTAATAGTACAGAGTTAACAGCAAATGACTTGCCTGAACCTCTACCACCAGTTACAATAAAGTACCTTGCAAATGATTCATCTAATACTAAATACTTTTTATTGAGCTTTAATCCGTGCAATGATATTTCTAAAATCGTGGTTTACTTCTTCTGAGGTGTGTATATCAACAGAATCTTTTTGTTTGCCATAGATGCTATCTAATACCATATTAAGAGCTTGATGGTCACCTTTTTCAATAACCTTTTCTATAACAGCCATAGCCATACGATATTCATTAGTCATCCAAACTTCTTCACCAGTAACAGGATGAATACCTTTTGTTCTAAGCTCTGCTATTTCTTTTAAAATTGTACTTCTATTTTTAGCACCTTTTGGTTTGCCTTTAGGATTACCGCTCTGACCTTTTGTCCATTGATGTTTTACTATATCTTCTTTTGACATCTGCTGTTGTATTTGTGCTGTATTTCTTTAAAAACATTAATAGCTTTCTTTCAATTGCTTTTGCTTTCTCGTTCATATTCATATTCGTTGTATAATCTCTTAATAGTATCAACTAAACCTTTCACACAGCTACCACAACTTGATTGTTCTTTATTAGTATTAAATACTCTATTGTGTATGTTTAATAATGCTCTTTGTTCGTTTGCGTTTACTATGTTTTTATTTAAAGCAAAGAATCCTTTTAGATATACATATTCATCTTCATTTAAACATTCTATATTTTTATAAGGAAATAATTTATTCAGCTTTTCTTTTCTTGTATCACATCCACAGTCTTTACCAAGTTTATCAAATATCCAATCAGTTGTTTGTTTTATACCTGTAGCTTTTGTTATCTTTTCTATGCTATCTCCAAGCCCTTTACTCATCACTAATTTTTTTTTTAATTTCTTTAATACAATTGTTTATTGTTCTCCATACAACCACGTGTGATATATTAGTTGCTGCAGATAGTTTTCTAATACTGTGGAATTTCTTTCTATATAAATTAAATAACTTTCTATCAAACCAGTAGAATTCATTTACTATATCATCAACTACTTTTTCTATATCTACATACTTTGTATTGTCTGCTTCTATAATGTTTTTTAGGTCTTTATCAATTAGTAAATCTTTGTCAACTCTTATAGT